ATGCTGGTAAGCGGCTATATTGAAGATTCTTATGGCTGCATTCCGGGCAGAGGAAGCTTGAGTGCCATGCAGCGGCTCAGGTACTGGATTGAACAGGCATCCAGAAAAGATGAACAGTGGTTTTACCTGAAGCTGGACATTAGCAAATACTTCTATCGGGTATCACATCGGATACTGAAGAAAATACTGGCGAAGAAAATAAAGGATGCAAGACTGCTGGAGGTCTTGTATTCCGTAATCGACTGTAAGCATACTCCGTTTGGCTTGCCGCTGGGTGCGTCTCCGGGAGATGTGCCGCTGGAGGACCGGCTTTATGATGTCGGTATGCCGATTGGTAATCTACTCTCACAGGTATTTGCCAATGTGTACCTGGATGTGCTGGACCAGTTCTGTAAAAGAGTGCTGAAAATCCATTTCTATATCCGGTATATGGATGATGTGATTGTTCTTTGCAACGATAAGATACAGCTCCGGGAATGGAAAGATCAGATTGAGGTATTTCTGATGAATGAACTGGAATTGCACCTTAATAGCAAAACCTGTATCCGCCCAATCAGCCAGGGAATTGAATTTGTCGGCTACCGTATCTGGCCGGATAGGGTGATCGTGCGGAAGAGCACCAGTCTTCGGATTAAGAGGGCATTGAGAGGACTTGCAGTAAAATATTCAAAATACGAAGTAACCATGCAGGATGTTACGTCTGCACTCCGGAGTTATCTCGGTATGTTGGAGCATTGCGACAGCGAAGCCCTGGTGAAGAAGATTCTGGACAACCTGGTACTGACACATGAACAAAAGGAATCGGAGGAGAGATATGAGTAATCAGGAAATTATGGAATTGCAGAACACGCTTATAGAGAACCAGAGATATGTCATTTCTGAGCTAATGAAGCGGTACTGCTTAGAACCGACCTTCGAGATTGATGAACGGCTCCAGGCTGTTATTCGTCAGAATAACGAGCTTATGAGTATATTGGAAAAACCGTAGGGAGGAGGTGACAAGTATGCCGGGAGATTTTATCGTAGCCATTGTTGTTGCGGCAGGAATACCGTCTGCAATTACTGGATTCTGCTTCTGGTGCGTTCAGCAGAAAATAGCTAAGCGTGACAAAGAGCAGGAAGAAATGGAAAAAGCGAAAGAAGAGAATGAATTGCTTCTTATTAAGCTGGCAGGAGCTTCGCTGTCATTGGGGGAAGCAACAGCGGCGGCAGTCCAAAGGATTCCTGATGCGCATTGCAATGGTGATATGCACGCCGCATTGGAATATGCAAGACACATAAAGCATGAGCATAAAGATATGCTCTACGAAACCGCAGTCAAGAATTTGATTTAGCGGGCATTTTAGACCGTATTTGATGTTACCCAAACATTTCCCCACATAACGGTTTAAAACGCAACCACGGAACGACCAGAAGCTCACAGAGCCATATAAAACGAAATTATACAGGAGGTAAGTATCTATGAAGAACATTAACTGGGCGAGAAAGCTCACGAGCAGAAAGTTTTGGGCGGCAGTAGTCGGATTTGTTACCCCGATGATGGTAGCCGCAGGAGCAACTGACGGAACGATTACCCAGGTGACCGCAATCATCATGGGCGGCGCCACACTGATTGCCTATATCATCGGCGAGGGAATGGCTGACTCTGCCAACGCTGGCTTTGATACAGCAGTCGGGATTGAAGTGGTAGAAGATGACAAAGAAGCAGAGTAATCAGAGGGCCCGGAGAAATCCGGGCCGCTTTTTATGGAGGCAGACATGACAGAAAAAGAATTTGTTGAGATGATTGGATCTCTTGCGGTACGGGACATGAAGACTAGCGGTATTCTGGCATCCATTACAGCGGCACAGGCTTGTCTGGAATCCGGATATGGGAACACGGAACTTGCTGTGAATGCGAATAACCTTTTCGGAATGAAATGCACTTTGTCCGGGAATACCTGGGATTCTGTTTGGGACGGAGTAAGCAAATACACGAAGAAGACCAATGAGCAGAAGCCGGACGGAACGGTATATACCATTACAGCGGATTTTCGGAAGTATCCGGATATTTTGACGGGCATTAAAGACCATTCGTGCTATCTAAACGGAGCTATGAATGGCGGTGAGAAAAGATATGAAGGGCTTTCCGGTGAAAAAGATTACAGGAGGGCTGCGGAACTGATTAAGGCTGGTGGATATGCCACAGACATCGCCTATGTGGATAAACTTTGCAGCCTGATTGAGAGATGGAATTTAACACAGTATGACGAGGAGGATGTAGGTATGAGTAACAGTAGCTTAGTAAATTGCACAGTAAAAAGTCCGAACCACAGCGGAGCCAGAACACATGCGATTGACAGGATTACACCACATTGTGTAGTAGGACAGCTTTCGGCAGAATCCATCGGTGGATGTTTTACCAGTCCAAGCGTACAGGCTTCCTGTAACTACGGTATCGGCAAGGATGGAAGAGTGTGCCTGGTTGTAGACGAGACTAACAGAAGCTGGTGTTCATCCAGCAATGCCAACGATCAGAGGGCTGTAACCATTGAATGCGCAAGCGATATGTCTGCGCCTTACGCCATGACAAATGCAGTGTATGAAAAGCTGATTGCCTTATGCGCGGATATTTGCCGGAGAAACGGAAAGACGAAACTGCTCTGGTTTGGGGATAAAAATACGTCCCTGAATTACAGTCCAAAGTCAAATGAAATGGTCCTGACAGTTCATCGTTGGTTTGCAAACAAGTCATGCCCTGGAGATTGGCTGTATTCTCGACTGGGAGATGTAGCGAACCGTGTAACAGCACAGCTCAGTGGGAGTTCCAGCGGAGGAACAACCAGCGGCGGAAATGCAGGAAGCGGAAGTTCAGGAAACTACAAGACCGGCATGTACAAAGTTAATGTCGGAGACCTCAATATCCGCAAAGGACCTGGAACTGGATATGGAATCAATGGAGTTATTACCGACAAAGGAACTTACACAATTACTGATATTCAGAACGGTTCATGGGGCAAGCTCAAATCGGGAGCTGGTTGGATTAACGTCAGTACAGCCTACTGCACCTTTGCTGGAGCTGCATCAAGTGGAACAGATTCTTCTGGCAACAATGTTTCTTCTGGCGTTGGCACATCAGCATCTTCCGGAAGTTTCCAAATACAGGTCAGCATTTCCGATTTGTATATTCGCAAAGGTCCGGGAACTAGTTATGGGAAAAATGGGTTCTGCCCGAAGGGAATATACACCATTGTAGAAACGAAAAGCGCTGGAGGATATACCTGGGGCAGATTAAAGAGTGGTGCCGGATGGATTGCATTGGAGTACACGAAAAGAGTATAATTGAATTGTACACCCTCTGTCGAATTGTCGGCAGAGGGATTTTTTTATTTGTCGAAAAAGTGGTGGAAAGCAACGAAACGCTGTGATATGATAATTTTGCTGCCGTACCTCCAGCAGAAGGGAGGTGATTCTGCATGAACGATATTATTCCAGCGTTTATTATCTCTGTTGCAGCAAGTGTGGTTGGCTACTACATATGCAAGTGGCTGGATCGAGATGAATAGGCAGCAACAGCCTAAACGGAATAGCTCACCGTAAAGAGCAAGAAAAACCCCAGAGCGGCAACTCCGGGGTTTTTCGTTTTGTTCTACATGAACTCTTCCAGCATTTATTTGGCTAAGATTATAATATGCCACTTCTCGGAAAAAGTCAACAGTTTCTTTGTGTCCGCCGGACAATCCTACGGACAGTCCATAGGAAAATCCATCGCAACCAGTATCATTACCAGTATCATTACCATAACCAGTAAAATAACCAAAAAAGATAATACGCAAAACCGCCTGTCTGGCGGCTCTGCTCTTGCATTCACATCTCATGTACAATCTGCACAAAAATGTGACACCACTTTTGACGTATCAAGTCCCAGTCAATCCTACAGCTTTTTTCAATATCTCCTTCGGCAAAAGACAAAAACGAATCCAGAAGCATTTCAGAGGTTTCCAGAACATATCAAAAACATAGTTTCTTCTATATATAAAGCACATCGTTTATTTCCGAAAAAAATCAACAAATATAAATTTAATGATTGACACTTACCGTTCGGTAAGCTAAGATGATGACAAGATAAAAATTACCGAGCGGTAATAAAAGGAGGGTTTAGATGTTTAGATATTACAGCACACAACGCCCGATTCTTCCGGGAGGCTTACCAAGAAATGCAGACGTTGAGAGGATTGAGAACTTTGATACAAAAAAGTTCTGCGGAGAGATAGGAAGAAAAGCCTGGGGCTATATTGATTTCCGTGAGGATATCACAAAAGAACAGACGGAAGCCTACGAATTGACATTCGGAGGTATGAAAACATATTGGTGTGTTACAACGTCATTAGATGATAAGGGGCGGGTGGTATCGGCTATTACGAGTACCGTGGAGGCAGTCTATAAGCCAGAGAACACGGCAGAGAGTACCAAATCAAAAGACATCTACAATGACTGGTTTGATAGCCAGGAGGAAGCAAAGGAATGGGTTGAAGAAGCAAAGCAAGCGTGAAAGGAGAGGCAATGATTCATGTTTTTATCGAAGAAGAGAAGACTGGATTTAAAGTTCAGTACGGAGAAATGGCTTTTCATGTAAGTACATATGAACAGGCAACAGACCTGGCAATTAAAATTGGACAGACGCTTGGAAAAATAGGATATTAGGAGGAATGGAAATGCAAAACAGATTTTTGAAGTATGTTGAGATTTGCGAAAGAGCGGAAAAGTTAGGGATTTGCAATAGAGACAGAATGGATTCGCTCATGGATATTGAAAGCGCAGATAGAAAATTTCATCTGAGGCTGGAGGAGTGGCTAGAGGCAGATGATTTCAATTTCACACATGATTTCTGCGGGATTCAGAACAACATAGTACGAGATAGCTTTCCAGGCACAGATTTTGGCTTGTTTGTTCCACGGTTCGCAGAAATTTCTGAATAGGGGGTGATGACGTGGCATATCAAAGAAAAACAAAAGACCGGTGGGATATTATGACAAACTGGGGTTACGGATGGGAGTGCGAGAACAGCGAGTACACGAGAGAAGATGCAAGGAGGAGTCTCAGAGAGTACAGAGAAAATCTATCAGGTAGAGCAGAAGTTAGATTGGAGAAGCACCGCGAAGCGATTACGTGATAACACAAATATGACAAGGAGGGTTTTGCATGATAGCATGTTTCGGAAAGAAGCCAGAAGGATATGATGACTTGTTTGTTTTTGTTCCAGAAATGAAGCAGATTATCCGGATTGCTGAAGGAAGCGGCGATAATCTGCTTCCAGAAGATATTGAGGACGGATATGTGGACTACATCTACTATGAACAGTACGAACTCAGTAACAATATGCCGGAGGTTGATGGCGGGCAGATTCTGATGGAGGAAATGTTCAGAGACAAATATGAGTGTACTGCTGACTGCATCCAGGATGTGTTGAGCATGGCGTATGGGAGTTATTTGATGGACTGCATGATTTTAGCATAGGAGGAACATATGGCAGAGATTATCAGACCAGCTTATAGAGAGCATATGAGCAAGAAGCGGTTGGAATACAGATATCGCACTGATCCCGAAGCTGGATTTGCGTTTGATTGGGAGAACGGAAAACTGGCATTCAAGAATCCGACAGCAAAGAAGAATTATGAGTGGTGCAAACAGCATCCAGAAGAGGTTGAATGTTTGGGTGTCGTAACTGAAGAACGGTCCTGTTGGATTCCGGCTCTTGCAAGATGTGAATGTGGTAAAAAGATTAACCTGGAAGATATATATTTTGGTTGTTCTCAGTGTCCTCATTGCGGCAGATGGCACGCTATTGGTGGATATGTGGTAAATCCGCCGGAAAAATGGGAGGAAGACTTGGAACCGGATTAGGGAAAGAGGTGAAAGAAGTGAGTAAAAGAACCTACTTAGAAGCCATTCAGAGTTTTGATGAAAAGCAGATGGCACAGTTTATAAGCAAGATATATTTATGCGGACAGAAAGGAGGTATTTCAAGTTGCAGAAACTGTGGCTTATTTCTGTGTTGTCCGCCGGATGTTATAGAAAGTAGCCTTAAAATGGACGAATGTTTTGATTTGTTGAAGAGAGGCGGGGAACGGGCATGAAGTATTGCATAGCGGTTCAGGAGATTTTGAGAAAAGAAATTGTGGTTAAAGCAGACAGCATTGAGGAAGCCTGCGATTTAGTACAGGAGAAGTATGACAATGAGGATATAGTCTTAGGCCCAGATAATTTAGTCTCAATGCCACGTGGGGAATATATCTTCCCTGCAAACTGGTATACAGAAGAAGAGGTTCAGGCAATGGAGGAGAGCGTATGAAGCAGTTAGAAGAAGCTGAAATCGAAAAGCTGGCAGTAGAAATCAGAGAGTTTCTTTTGGAACACGATATGTGGCAGGATGTTGATATTTATTTCAATGGAAAGAGGTTTGGCTGCCGGAATCCGGAAGACGGTCACTATTATTACAATGACCGGGATCATCTGTTTGTGGAAGAAAACATCAGGCCAGAAACGTATTTTGAGTATGTAAACCCGAACCACATTCTCAGTATGAGTTTTGAAGGGCCGGTTTGTGAGATGCTGTATTACGGTATGTACCCGGCCATTAGAAAGAAGTTTGATGCGATATTTGAAAGATACGGACTTTACTATGAGTTCGGTAATCACTGGAATTTTAGCTGCTATTACATATAAGCGGATGCGGAAAGGATGGTGAAAAAATGGCGTATCATGGCGAAGATGGCACCTATTCTTGTGATTGCTGTGGATTCCGGAATAAATGGTATGCGTCAGATGATATTCACGGAGAACTGTGGGGTTGCGAAAAGTGTGGAAATACATTCTGCTCAAAATGCTTCATAGACAGGTATGGAAATGAAGAGTATATGCGTATGATGCAGGATAGCAATGAGTTTTACTGCCCGGATTGTTGGGAGAATAAAAAGAGAGAGGACGATTAGATGGACACTGTTGTTTTGAAATTGGAATTGGAAGTGGTTGTCACCCAGGAGGATATTGATGACATCATGGCGGGAGCCTTGGAAGGCGGCATCAATTACTGGTGCGGTGAAGCTGAGGTTGTTGGAAATTACCTTGGAGAATATGCCAGTGAGCAGATTTCCAGAGGAGGTCAGTTGATTCTACATGACATTGAGGAGGATGAAACATACACGCTTGACAGAGAGAAGTTCATGAAAGGATTGAAGATGTACTTTGAAAATCCGCATCCATACGACATTTTGGAGGAAATTGACAATAAGCTGAGGATTGATACATGCAATGCAGACGGTACAGTGTGCGACATGATTATCCAGTACGCATTGTTTGATGACATTGTTTTTGGTTAAGAGGAGGTGCAAAAGTGGAATATTTGGTTGTTGGGAAATACACTCCAGAAGATGTTGAAGGTGATATGCCAGAAGTCATTGAGCGTGAGCATTACGGCCAGGGAATGATTTTCAAGGACGAAGAAGCGTACAAAAATCATCCAAATCGGGTTTGCTATGTTCCGGAGTTATCAGATAGCACGTATACCAGGGAGGATTTCCTGAATCTCTGTGACGAAAATGTGGAGATGGCAGACGACCTTTTTGATAACTGTGACTGGCAGCATCCGGAATCACTCTTGGAGGACTGGATTGTAAACGGAGAATGGGAGAGGTGTGAACGCTGCGGAGTGCTCTTTGATTGCCAGAGGTACGATAGATGTACTAATTGCGGGAATCCAGTTTTGTCAGATGAACCTTGGTATGTTGAAAAGTGGAACGAGGAAGATTTGATTGCTGCTATGGAGAAAGCAAAGGCGCATATCACGAGAGAAAACCTGGATAAAATGAAGGCCGCCTGCAAAGACATTTTTGAGGATAAAACCTCCAGGAATGAAATGTTGGAAGACAAGGCGAGAGAGTTATTTGAGGAGGTATGGACGTGTCAATAGAAGATGCTTTTAAAAGTGAACTAAGAAGAGAAAATACAAAACTCAAAAGGGAAAATCAGGAGGTTCATGCGGCGGTGATCCGCAAGCACAAAGAGTTGATGAAGATACGCATGAGCCTGGTGACGGAAGTTTGCCCGGATTGCGGTCATGAAAATACAGTAGAATGGAATGTTGTTGACAAAGGATATCAGATATTTTGCCCGAATTGTGGATTTCCAATGATGCTGTGCAGTGAATGTATGCTGGATAGCGGATATTGTGATTGGGAAAGCGATACTTCTTTATGCTACCGGATGGTTGAAGGATTCTGGAAGAATCTTGAAGATGTACCAGTTTACGAAGATGAAGATGGAAGGATGCTGCTGGAAAAAGATTATCGGCTGATGATAGGAACCAGAGAAGTCACAATGTTTCCTGCCGGAACTGAGAGGGAAGAAATTTGGCATTGGTTCGATGAACGTCATCCTAAAGGAGTGGCGTATCTTCTGTATGGAGAGGAAAGGAACGATGAAGATAGAACCGAGAAAAAAGAGCGATCGTGGCGGATATTTGATGATGCCGCTTGTAGATAATGTTCCGGTTCCTGCTGATAAGACTTGGAAAAAGGTTAATTGCCCTAAATGCGGAAAAGAGTGCTGGGATAGACCTTTGCCGGATGGATTTTCAGATGATATGTTTGATGGAAAACTATGCACAATGTGTGCTTTGAAAAGTAAGTAAGGGAGATGATAACAATGGTAAATATTGAATTTGGAACCGCAGAAACAGGAAAGAGTATGTCAGATATTCTTAGGGATGCTCTTGAAGCAAAGAATTATTCGCAAAGAGAGTTTGCAAAAATGATGGGGTGGACACCACAGAATTTCAACCAGCGGTTGAAGAAAAATTCCTTCAGCGCAGAGGAATGGAGGAAAATGGCGTATATGTTAGGGTATGAAATCAGACTGGTAGAGCTTGAAAGCGGCATTGAGTTTGAGGGTCGCCGAAAAGGTCATGGTCGCAGAGTGAAGCAGGTTATCAATGGCGTGCTGTACGACACCTACAAGGCAGATGCATTATGCAGCGATTTCTTCCAGGACGGTGAGCATGAGTACACAAATGGAATGGCGTTTGAATTGTATGTGGATTCTTTCGGGAGGTTCTTTGTTGCCCGGTATGTGGAGTGGGAAAACGGAACCGATAGTATCACTACGGTAGGTAAGAAAGAGGCGGGAAAACTGTATAAGAAATTTGGGGATGGAACATTGCCAGAAGCTATGTTTATTTAGTTTTGTCCTGAACTTACCAAACGGTAAGATAGTCTTATAATTTGAGTAACATTCTGAAATTAACTGGAAATTACCGGACGGTAAGTTAGAATGATGATGTAACAAAAACAACCCCTTCTGACGGGCATCAAAAGAGGTTGTAAAACGAGCCGGAAGCTACGGTTTTAATAATAGCAATTAGAGTATAGCATAACCGTTGCTCTGGCGCAACAAGCAAAGGAGTGGTGATATGAAGAACCTGGAAAGTTGCATCATCAAAATGAATGAGGTGGCAGCACTGATCCGGATGATTGATGATACGTTCGTATCAGGACGTATCGGATTCTCCGATGACAAGGATGGGGAACAGTTGGAAAATTCCCTGAATCTACTGAGAGAGCAGTTTGGCATCAATCTGGAAAACCTGAGAACAGCTTATTACGGAGGTGCCTGCTATGAGTAGATATGTGTTTGAGGGGAAAAACTTTGAAAATTGCGTGGTATTCAGTGATGAAAGATTTGGTGAAATCCGGATGCTGGTAGACGATGACGGAACCAAACTATACGCAGGCGTTGACATTGCAGCTTGCATGGGATATGCGGCTCCTGGAAAAGTAATTATGAGATGCGGCATCCCTGGAAGAATCCGTATGGTTCCCTGGGTGTTTAAGAAAAAGCAAGGCGCAACGGACACAAGATGTTTTGACGAAGAAGAAGCGAGACAGTTCATCGACAGAGGGCAAAGCCTTCCTGAAGGATTCCGGGAATGGTTTTGCCAGGAAGTTGTACAGCAGTCGAGGAATATTAAGGTAGAACGGGAGGTAAGGATTGAGGCAGGAAAGGAATACGAGTTTGAAAAGTGTATGGAAGCGGAGCCAAACGTGGTTAAGAGCAGAAGCGTGCAAGAGGACGTATTTGACAAGCTGGATAGCATCATTATGGAGATTCTGACTTTGAAGAAGGAATTGGCAGGGAAGATGAATGGTATTACATGATGGGAGCCGGAGGAATAAATGCCTCCGGTTTTGCTATTTGTAAAGCTGGTAATTTATATTAAAAAACTTTCCGAAAATATAAACTTTACGATTGACATTTACTGATTGGTAAGTTAAGATGATGACAAGATAAAAATTACCAATCGGTAAGAAAATTAAGTAGGAGGTACAAAATGAAAGCGGAAAGCATTCAGAAAGCATGGGAGATGGCGAATCAAATTTTTCCAACTGATTATGAGAAAGACGAGGAGAGTAGCCTGAAAGCCGGGTATCCAATTTATCGCAGTACCGCTGATGGAAGACACAACGATTACATTTGTGATTTGAACGACCATCTGGAACTAAACCTGGCAGATGGAAATCGGACAATCAATATCTGGATTGACTGCGAAGAGCAGGGAGAAGATGTAGAGGTTAAGGTCATTGCGAAAAGCGGTGAGACAAGAATCTACCAGACCTACGCCGAGTATAGAAAAGAATTTCGATTTTTCTTATCCAGCGGAAAGCGATACGAAGATAATGAAGAGCACTTTGAAAAGATTATCGTTAGCCTGCGGAATATTGGCGAAGATGGCGCAAAGGCTGAATCTCACAGGAGCGGATTGACAACAGTATTTACCTACAAAAAATGGGGGCGTTAGAAAGGAGGCAGGAAGATGGCGGACAGAAGTAATCACAGATTGAATGTGGAGATTGAGCGGCAGATAGATGCGTGGGATGGAACAATCCACGGTCAGACAATTAAGAACATGTACGAGAATGGTTCAGGTTATGAAAGCATCTGCGAGGTAATGCAGATTGACTATGAAGACTACAAGGAGGAGTGATATGCGATTAGATTATGGAAAAGAAAAGATGCAGGCGGTAGAAGTTAGAGGAATCCGGTGTGAGTTTAATGATATGCGTATCGACAGAAACACAGTACCGGAAGGAAAGTTCCAGTACGAGGTAGCTGGGGATGATGATAGCGGCGGTGATCCGGCAAGAATCCAGAAAGGAGTTATGGTTAATTTCTACGGAACCTTAATAAGCGATGAAGAACTTCCGCTGGGAGAACATGGAATTTTGTGGGTTGAAAATGGAGATTTCAGATATTTGTAGAAAGGAGTTGAGAGGGTGTTCAGATTGGAAGTCAGAACAGATGGCGCAGCATTCAAAGATATGGAAACTGACGAAGAAAATTCCTTCCAGGAAGGTCTTGAAATCAATAGAATCTTAGAGAATGTTTCCGGTGAAATCGCCTGCGGGCATAAATCTGGGATAGTAATGGATATTAACGGAAATAAAGTAGGAAAGTGGAGCAGATAGGAGGAAATGATATGAATTTTAGAGAAGCAATGCAGCCGGGAATGACAAGTATGGAGTATCTGGATATTCCACACGATGAAAGATACGAAGCTATTGTAAATGCTATCGGATACGAAGATGTAAAACAGTGCATTCCGTTCAGCTTGGATAGATTGAAAAAAGAGTTTGAAAAAGACAAACACATGAATGGAACCGGCATTGGAAAGTGGGATATCGCAGCGGGATTTGTTTGCGAGTACGGAAACGCAAGATATATAGGTAGTAGGTTGACATCACTATACAGAAGAATTGGAGTTGATACATTCTCACCATCTGATGGTGTGTGTATACTGAAATGCTGCGCAAGAATGTGGATTCAAGAATCTGAGAGAGAGGAAGTTGCAGATGCGAGTGTGCAGTAAATGCTTAGAGTGTGAAGAGTTCCTGCACTGTAAAGACGAAGACCAATGTAAACACAATCCGGAGTATACAAGATTTTTGGTATCTAGTCAATTTGAATACAGACCAGTTAATTGAGGAGGCAAAGAAAAATAGATGAAAAAGACGGCAAGAGTTATCGTTACGTTCGGATGCAATCGGAAATGCCCCGGGTGCTGCAATAGCCAGTTACCGGAATACAGGACAATACATAGCGATGAAGAACTGATGAAGTATCAGGAAATTGTGATTACCGGCGGTGAGCCGATGCTGATTCCGGGAAAGGTTCTGGAATTTATCAACAGCATGTGGGATAAGGGGTACAGAGGGAAGATGTATCTGTACACTTCCCTCTGGAATGGAAAAGGAATCAGTAAAGAAATCCTGAAGGAACTGGACGGATTCACCTTCACGCTTCATGCGGAATGCACAGATGCGGATATTATCGCATTGAAGAATCTGTCTAACAGCGGCATTCTCCAGAATAAGGATTTTGGAAGCAGGCTGATTATCGACAAGAGGGTATATGACCGGTACGATCTGTCAAATATCAATTTTTCCAGATGGGATGTTGTCCGGAAACTGGAGTGGAAAGAAAAATGCAGTCCGGCACCGAATGAGGACTTGTTGGTGTATGAACTGTAGAAAGGAGAAGAAAATGCGTAAGTATGAATTGAGTATCAGTGCAGATTACGTTCCGGAATGGGGAACCACAGAAGCAATGCGGGAGTTCTTCCAGAATGCGATTGATGAAGAGACACGGGATAGCAGCAACAAAATGTTTTTCGAGTATGAACCTGCAAGTCAGATTGTAAGGATTGGGAATAGGCATAGCGACCTGGACATCAAGACATTGCTTTTCGGGGTTACAACGAAGAAAGAGGACAGGGAAATGATTGGGAACCACGGGGAGGGTTACAAAATAGCAACGGTTGTACTTCTCAGGCTCGGCAAGTCTGTGGTTTTCCAGAATTACTGCCGGAAAGAAATATGGCGGCCACGTCTGGTGAAGTCCAGGAAGTATGAAGGAATCCAGGTTCCCACATTCTTTGTAGAGCAGGTGGCAATATGGGAGAAAGTTCCTGAACACAGTCTGATTATTGAGATTGGAGGGATAACGCCGGAAGAATACCAGGAAATGAAAACGGCAAATCTCCACTTGCAGGATGGTGTAGAGGAAAAAGAGACTGCATACGGAAGTATCCTAGAGGGTAAACAGTACGTTGGTAAGGTTTATGTTGCTGGTCTTTTTATCTGCAACGAACCTGGCCTGGAGGTTGGAATCAATTTCAAGCCTCGTATTGTCAGGATAGAACGTGACAGGAGCATGGTGGACAGCTTTGACATCAAATGGTATGCGGCCCGTATGGTGGAGGAGTTGAAAGATAAGGAACTGACAAAACGTTCCCTTGGATGTTATACGGGAACATACATTGTGGCACACGCAGTTCCCGATGAAATCAAGGATGAAGTGGCGGCCGACTTCATTAACCAGTATGGGGCAAAAGCGGTTCCTGTAAGCAATCAGAATGATGTTGAGGGCATGAAAAAACGAGGGTATAAAGCAGTAATCGTATCTGAGGCTAAGAAAAATGTAATCATAGAATCCAGATACTATGCTGATGTTAGAAAAATGCTGAAAGAAGAGCAGGAAAAGGCGAAGCCCCTCTATGACCGGTTCTGCGAGTTTGTGGAGAAGATAGAAGGCCGTCTGGATGAAGAGGAGACAGTTACGGCATATAGCTTGGCGGATGAAATCGAGGGTATGGAAAATAAGAACGAATAGAATGGTTCAAATCGGCTCAAATACGGCTGATTTTTATTTAACCCATACAATTACCGATTGGTAAGTTAAAATGAAACCAGAGGGCAATCAGAAAGCCCTATGGCATAAATATCATAATCCCAAAGGAGGAAAACACGATGGAAGTTATTTGTGGACGAGATTGCAGAAAAGCAATCGGAGGAAAATGTGTCAGGGAGGCTCTGGAGATTGACAGCTCAGGAATCTGCACAGGGTATGAGAAGTACCGGGATTTTTACCGGGAGGACAATGTGGTCATCTACGATGATGCTGGTTTGCTATCCGTCATGGTAAAAATTAGCAGACCGAAGGACACGGAGAAAATCCACCCGATGTTCATTATCGGCGGCGAGGTTTACGATGAAATCTACATTTCCAAGTACAAGAACTGCATCATCAACGGAAAAGCCTATAGCCTGCCGATGCAGAAACCAGCAACAGATGTGAACCTGGAGGAAGCAGAACAGGCTTGCTTCTCCAAAGGAGAAGGATGGCACTTGCTGACGGCAGCGGAAAGAGGATTCCTGGCGCAGTTCTGTTATGACAACAACACCTTGCCGCATGGAAACACGAATAGAGGTGAATGGCATGGAAACCCGGAGGAGAAGTGCAAAACCTATGACGGATATCGGATGCTGACCGGCTCCGGGCCGGAAATCTGGACACATGACCATTCGGTCTTTGGCATAGATGGATTATGCGGCGATATATGGGAATGGTTCAGGGGATTGCGGTTAATGAATGGAAGACTGGAGATTGTGCCGAACAATGATGCGGCAATGAACATTGATTTGTCAGAAAACAGCCCAAAGTGGATTCCGGTTGAGATTGGAGAGGACAGCGTGTACATGGTTACAGAAGGTGGAATTATCCGCTTTACAACAGAAGCATCGGAAGAAGACGATTACGATGGCTGCCGATGGGAAGAGGTTGAATTTGACTTTGAAATCCCGGAAGAGCTGAAGAACCTTGGATTGTTCAACGGTGAACCGAAAGCCTATATATACGTTGATACAGAGGGCGAGCGTTTGCCGATTTGCGGCGGCAGGTGGAGCGACTCTTCCAGCGCGGGCGTGTTCGGCGTGTCCCTGTACCTCTCACGGTCGTACTCCGGCAGCGCCGTTGGCTTCCGCTCCGCTTATTACAGGAAACGGAAAGACTGATAACTGTAAACTGATGGGCGGCTGGTAAGCCGCCCTACAAAGGAGAAAGTAATGAAAACGATAGAGTTGGAAAGATTATATGAATATCTGCATGGATTAGGCGGCGTGGATGCGGCAGACGAATGGGGCCAGGGATGGGATGAAGCTATAAATACGATAATCCAACAGGTAGAGGACTGGAAGGAGGAACCGGTTATGATTGTGAAGTTTCAGAAAGCGATTCTCGGAGGGAACAAAGTTCTGGTATATGACAAGAAGGAAACGATATTCCAGGAGCTGCCGATGACAGCAGAATTAAAGAAACTGTTCGGAAGCAGACACAAAATGTACAGAAAATGCACGCTGGACAAGACCGGCTTCCTTCATGTTGGGAGAGAAGTCAGAGCGCATTTCTGATGGAGGTGAACAGGCATGGGATTAGAAGATGTTCTGGAAGAAGTCTTTGGAGCATCCGGACCACGGGAATATGAAAAAGCGGTTCAATTTGTGGAGGGCCTGGTTTATCCGGGGATTATCACAGCGGAAGAATCACACCGGATTGTGAAACAAATAGATGAAATCAGCAACGAGAATTATGAAGGGTAGGTGCGGATATGTCGAACATAGCAAAGAAGCTGGCGCAGGACAGAAAGAATATCCTCCGGAGAGAGGATTACAGAAAAGTGAAGAAGATGGACCGGAGCCAGTTTGAAGGATTCTGCAAGACGCTGTATATGGAAGGGTACAATGACGGAAGAAATTCGGTTCAGGGCATTGATATCTCCCAGATCAGAGATGCGATTGCGGAAACGAAGGGAATCGGGAACAGCAGGTTAGCGGCGATTATGGAGAGCATTGAAAGCAAATTCGGAGGTGATGGCAATGAATGACAAGATATTCAGAGGTGAGATTTACTATATCCATGAAGCAGAAGTCCATGGGAGTGAGCAGTTCGGCGGCAGACCGGGAATCATCGTCAGAAACGATGTGGGAAATGAACATTCTCCCGTAGCTATCGTGGTTTATCTGACAACCCAGGAGAAGAAGAACCTGCCAACCCATGTGAAGATTACTACAGCGGCCAGACCTTCGGTTGCATTGTGTGAGCAGATTGAGACGGTTTATAAGGGAAGGATTGGCAGCTACATAGGGCAGATTAGCGAAACGGAGCAGAAGTATCTGGACAAGGCCCTGGGAATCAGCATTGGAATCGGAGTAAATATCAAAGCCAACAAAGCTGTTGAAACCTGGGCGGCAGTATACCATGAAGAAGCAACAACTGCTATTGCGGATGCGCTGAAAGGCATTGAAACAACGGACTTTCCGGAGGCAGTGGAAGAACCTGAACAGGTTCCTGTGGAGCCGCCGAAAGCGGAGGCAGACAAAGAGCTGCCAGACAGCCTGATTCGTATGCAGACAGAGCGTGATGTATATAAGGAGTTGTATATGAATCTCCTGAAAGAGAGCATGACACTTGGAAAGCAGGTGAAGTAATGCAGCAAGTCATCAGATATAAATGCGAGTATTGTCAGAAACTTGCGGCAAGGCCGGAAACCATTCAGCGGCATGAAGCCGTCTGCCTCAAAAATCCAGACGGGAAGAATTGCTATATGTGCGAGATGGCATATCAGGGTGAATACGACCCAGGAGATGAATATTCGAGAGTAATAAAAGACCAGTGCATGTGCGTATATACCGATGATGTGGTGAGCACACTGCTCGGTTCCGGCGATGGGAACTCTGCACCGAAGTGTAGCATGTATCACCGGGCGGAAGATGGATACTGGTATCGTGACCGTGAAGCGGCTGAAAAAAATCTGGAAAAGTACGAGGAGGGTGAATGATGGGTGAAGTAAGAGAGGTATCCTTTGACGTTCGTGGAGAGTTCATCACTCAGATGGCAAAGGAATGGTTTTTTGTAGAGAATCGTGGTTATGACAAGGTAATGGAACTGCTTCTTTCTTGCATGGAGGGAACTGAACAGTCAGAAAAAGAACTGAAAAGATTGGCGGAAGATATTCTTCTCGGAAGGGCAGCACTGGTCGGAAGCACAAGCGATAACACCTACCACATGGAAGTGTACGAACCAGATGAACAGCCTGAGCAACCGGAGTGGTTTAATGTATTCAAAAAAATGTCAGACCTTATGTCAAAGCTGAAGGATGCTGAAAAAGAATTACAGAAAATGCAGGGATGGTATGCAGTCGCTATGGAATATGTGCCGGAGTACAAAAGAAATGATGTTTTGAAGGAAACCGATCAGCCCATTGAAAGCAGATATGGAAATAGCCTGTTAAGCGGATTTATGGAACGCATGATGGACGAGGAGGAGCATACAACAGAGGATTATGGATGGTTGGAGCCGAATGGAACCTTCCATGAGGTCGAGTGGGGAAATCACCAGGAATGGGCTACTGAATATGTAAAAGAAAATTTCCCGGAAAAATACGAAGAAATCAGTATGCAATCAAATACTGGAACTGGACTGATCGGAGAGGGAGATTGGTTAGTGGAAAGAGGTTGGGTGCTTCTTCACAGCCCTTCACAGGGAATCGCACAGCCTACCAGTAATCCGGTGAAACGCTATACCAAAGCACAACAGGAATTTTTGTATGATTACTATACGGAGCGTGGAAAAGAAGCGGAAGCGAATGCGGTTTATGAGGAGGAATAACTATGGCAGCAGGAAAATGTAAAGCAGCATATCATACGGACGAATGGCATGGATACGGCTGTGAAATCACTGAAGGAGCGTGTATGTTTCTTTATCCGGATAGCAAAGCGTGTGCTGAAATGTACGGTGAAGGTCCGGATGCAGATACGGACGGTAAAGAGTAATGGAAGGGCAAATACATTTCAATGACATATATCCGGAAAAAATGAAATATACAGAAAAATCGTGTGGAGCCACCTGGAAATCGTGCGAACACAAAATAGGGATATGTGCCGAGACATGTTGCCAAAACTGCGATATGCCATGCAGCCAGCGGTGCGGATATTCCAGGAGGCAGAAAAAAGTATGCGTTGGGAAAAAATGGGTAACGAACCCTGATTACAGGGAATATTAAAATCTGGAGGAAATTGAAAAATGGTAGATGAACGAATTTTGTGTATTGCTGATGAATACGGTTATGATGCACAAAGCAGGCAGTGCATTGAAGAGATGGCCGAATTGACACAGGCAATCAATAAGTTTTGGCGAAAGCAACTTAGGTGCGGCAAAGTCAGTTTAGAAGGCGCGGGATTCAGAAATGAAGAATATCAAAACCTTGTAGAAGAGATTGCAGATGTAGAAATCATGTTAGAACAGATTAAAGTTTTTATGGATTGCGAAGATGCTGTTACAGAAGTAGTGGAAGAAAAGTTGAAACGGCAAATTGACAGGATTACCAAAGGGAAAGAGTGA